AACCCATCATAGGTCATTTGTAAGAAACTATCAAAGTGTACAATCGTACCTGCAAGCCATATCCAGCCTTCTCTACCCGGTGATTCTTCTAATGCAGGATAAATTGTAGATACTACCCAACGCTTAATATCATTTCTTCTGTCGGGGGTCTTGGTATTGAGTTCGGATTCAAAGTCGTCTAAGATAATACCGGTATACCGCACATCTACTTCAGCACGACCTCTTAGCCTTTGACTGGTACCCTTTGCAATAATTCTATCACCTTTGGGCGTTACAAGGTCCTTTTCTGTCCAGCGCTTTCCAACACTACCGCCATCCATATTACCAAAGTAATACTTAATCATCTTATTTGTTTCTAAGTGATACCGTAAAAACTTAAGATGGTCAATGGATTGTCCCTGTTCTTCCGATACCCACGCAATAAAGTTTTGGGCATCCGCACCAGAAAAACATAGTTTATGCAAGATAGCTGTCTTCGATAGTATAGATTTGCCAAAACCCCTAGGAAGTATGATACATATCCTTTCACCTGGCTTGGTAGATATCAATCGTTTTGATATTTGGTAGTGACAAAGGGGTGAGGCACTTTTGTTTAAGAAGTCGTTTGGCAAGAAGGCTCTACCAAAGAACAATAAATCATTATAACACTTTGCTAATACCTCATCTTTTTCTGACATCTCAGAGGCAGGAGGTATAATGTTAAATGTTTGCAGGCTATTGTCTAGCTGCTTTTCTTTTTTTGTAGGCTTCTCTTTTTCTTTTTTTGTTTTCAAGCGTTAGCTTTCTTTTTCGGCGCTTTCTTTCTTTGGCTTTTTTGTTCGGCATCTACCACTTGACCCTATTAGCCCAATAAGCTGCGCTCATTTTTCCTTTAGCAATATTCTTTCTATGTCTTGCTTTAAACGACTTGCGTTTCATTTTAGTTGCACGAGATTCCCCCGCTTTAGGCTTTCCCGCTGTCTTTGCACCTTGCTGTCCAAATCGTATTGTTTTAATTTTATCGCCTTCTTTGGCAACTACAATATGACTTTTCTTTGGATGGCTTGGAGTCCGCTTTGGTTTATTGAACCCAGTAACACCCGCTCTTTTAAGTCGTGGGTCTTTCTTGCTCATTTTTTCCTCGTGGTCTTTTTACGGGTAGTTTTCTTTTTACCACCACGTATAAGGTCTGCATCGGCTTTACGTGCACCACCTTTACCAGTGGCAAAGCTACGAACACGTCCCGCTGCCCAAGCGTGGGCGCTTGTGCCGGGCCTCGAACCGCTGGAATAGTACGCCCCCAACCCTCTGGAGTAGACCTTGGACAGGGTAGACTTTGCTATCCCTGAACTTTTAGAGTATTTACTGATAACGGCAGACTTTGAACTACCTCCGCTTTTTCTTTTTGGTGCGCTTTTTTTTCTTGCTGGCACTTTGACTCCTCTCTTTTGATATTCTATCCATCATGGCTGGTGTGAGTTTACCAGCAGCATAAAGTTTTCTTGTTTCTATTATCTCTGATTCTACTTTAGATGGACTTTTAGCACCCCTAACGTATTTCTTAGGGACACCTCGTTTTGTCTTTGCTACTTTTTTAAATTTACGTTTCATGGTTATTTCTTCTTTTTCTTAACCATTCCACCCTTCATCATCTTCTTACGCTTGACCATTCCGCCACCCATCATCTTTTTCTTCTTCTTGGCGCCAGACTTCTTCTTTTTGCTATGATACGGCATTATTTACTCCTAGTTAGTATTAATTGATATTTTGTACGATTCCAGGTCATGTATCTTGGATACTGCCACATTACCCTGCTTTACCTTCCGGTAACATATTAGACTCAAAGGCTTTTAGTTTATCACGGGAAAACCCGGTAAACTCCTGTATAAGCGCTACAGAGTCTGTTTTCTTCTCCGTGGATAGCAATCCTGAAATCTTCATCAATGTTTCTAGTGCGCGCAACTTATCTGCATCCCGTGCATCGCTTTTGTCTACTACTCCCTTTGCTTGTTCTAATAAGTATGTCTTGGTAATACCAAGGTCATTCATTAATTCTTCTACTTCTTTATTCACAAGTGTCCTTATCTTTTTTTGTTTGAGTAATACTTTGGTCCTTTTATGTGCATAATCCCTGTTATTGGTCTTATAGACATTCAAATACGCCTCTACTGGTTCTCTACCCAATGCTATCATCTTTGCAAACAACTTCTCTCTGTGGGTAATAAACTTGCTCTCATCGTACTTTTTAAAGGTATAGATGTCTTTTGGCGGCTTACCTGTTAGTTTATGGTCCTCTGTTGCAAAAGATGTACCCAGTAAGGTCCTTACGTAGTAGGTCTTCTTACCTTTCTTGTCGTTATACATCAATGCTTTACGTAAAATAGTTAGAACCTGTCCATCATCGCTTGTTACCCACTGTCCTTCTTCTGCGGTCCTCCAGTCATCTTGCAACTCTTCTTTGCGGTGATGTGTACGAAACTCCTCCTCGTTCTCGTATATATGGTAGTCCACTCCCTTTATGGTCTTTTTGTACATATTAGGCCTCTGCGGTGAACTCCCCATCGAATGTATCTATAAGCAGAGGCAGTTCAATCTCTTCTATGATTAGTAGTATCTCTGTCATGTAGTGAAAGTCCCCTGTTTCTTGAAACTTGCTGGACAAAGACTTCAATTCATCAATAGCTGGGCCTAAATCAAAAACCCCTTTTGGAGTTGCATTTTCCATGCAGATAATATAAAAATAGTTATTTTGGTATACAAGAAAAAAGGTGTTGACACTTATAGGTAAAAACCAATAAATTTAAAACGTCGGTTGAAGTAATTAATAATATATTAATATACTAATATATTAAAATACTAATATACTAATATATTAATATTCTAATATAGTAATATACTAATATACTAATATATTAGCGCGGTTTTATAATATTAGCGGCGGTGTGACCTTTCAATCACCTCGATTGGTATGTCCTCCTTTTATCACACCGTCGCCTTACCTTTCCTAAGCCAGCGCGCTCTCCCAAAGAGCTTGCGCCTGGCGCTACCTAAAATCTCTAAAATTTTGAAAAAAAAATTTAATTATGTGTCCCTTTCTTTTTTTTACACACGGCACCCCCTCGTTAGGATTTCAGGTTAGAAAAGTTAGGTTGAGAAAGTGAACCTCGTTTTACTAGGTTGAAATTTATTTTAAAAAAGATGGAACCTTTATTATCCCCACTAGTATTAAGAGTATGAATAATATTAATCAAATAGAAAGGAATATTATGGGAACTTACAAAGTTCAATTTACACTCGATGGAAAGACTTGGTGGGAATCTATCAAGGCTGACAGCTACGAATCCTTATGCGACATCATTGACTCAATAGGATTTGATGTTGCTGACATCAAGGAACCTAATAATCAATAACAATAACGGGGGGCGAAAGCCCCCCACAAAGAAAGGTAATAAATACTATGAAAATAGATACACTAAAAAAACAAGTTCACGATATGCAAAATAAAATCCAAGAAGCTTGTAGCGATTTAGATTACGCTCAAAACAACCTTGACGACTTGGAGTCATATGCCTCAAGTGGTAGCGATAATATTTCAGATTGCAGAACATCAATCAGTATCCTAGATGATGAGCTTGAGGTTATAAAAGTAGACCTTGACAACCTTGAGGGATTTGATGTGGACAAGGTTAGACAAGAAGTAGCGGAAGAGCTGATATTTAAGCTTACTAATAGATTTGGTAAGTTTATTAAAGAAGCTCTTGCTTCTGACTTGTACCCCGATGAACTCAAGAAAGCACCCGCTAAAAAGTCAACTGAAACCGATAATCAATAATAATAACAGGGGGGTCGAAAGGCCCCCCAAAGGAAAGGAAAAATAATGACTAGAGCTGATATTTATGAATACGTAACCTATTATACAGAAAGAACCGCGGAGGACATTAAAGCTTTAAAAGATAATACTTCTAAAGCTAGATATGAATTTTACTCCGATAGGATAGAAGGTGCAATGGCTATAATAGAAAAACAACTTGGAACGCTTAAAAGAATTGACAGAAGGGAGAAAGAAACAAAATGAACAAAACACCTGAATTAATCAAATATATGTTATTAATGGGATTAGGCCTAATGATGGTAAGCATAGGCGCACTTATGCTATTATTTGTAGCAATAGTCTAACTGAAGAGCCCTCAATGGGCGAAACCCGGGAACTTTCTCGGGTCTTAGACAGTATAAGATAGCAAGTTATTTGACAATTAAAAAAAGGAAATACTATGAGTAGAAAACACTTTATAGAAATTGCAAAGATAATCAGAGAGCATACAGACAAAACCAATAAAGTAGGGTTTGAAATGCTTGTCGATGAGCTTTGCGTAACTTTTAAACGTATAAACCCCCGCTTTGATGTTCAGAAATTTAAAGCGGCCTGTTTTTTATAGGTTATAGGGTGTAAGGTCCTGGGCAAGACCATAAACTGCCCCCTTTCTATAAACTATTTTTTATAGACCATTCACGTAAGTAGTAATCATTACTATTAATTCACGTAGATAATTCACGCAAGTAGTTTAATATTACAATTCACGTAGCTACCTTATTTTTTTAGGTCAATTCACGTAAATACTTAAAATTTTAAGGTATTATTCACGTAAATAGTATTTTTTAAGGGTAATTCACGTAGGTAGATATTAATATATTAGTGAGCAATTATACATAATAGATGTAACAACCTATTAAATATATTTATTCTATATATAAGCATACTCACCCCCTTAAACAAAATTAATTTATTTTTTATGGAACTTTTTTATTTATCGTATGTATTAAGGGTAGTAAATGAAACAAAATGAAAGGCTTAAAAAATGAAAAAATCACACGTAAATAGTAAAAATATCGAAAATCTAATGCACTCAATTAGAATTGTAAGGTCTGAGTTGAATGATGTAAAAAAATACGAGAATGAAAATTCAAGCGTATTGGAAGAGTCATTAAGACAAATAGAAATAAACTTAATGAATGTATTAGAAGATACTTACAAAATACAATATTAAACTAAAACAAGGGGGGTATTTATTGCCCCCCTAAAATGAAAGGAAAAAAACAATGAAAGCACTTAAATATTTTGACGAATTAAACGATATAAAAGTAGGGGATAAAAGAAAAGTATACGACTTTGATTGTATATGCACCTTTAAATCTAATGACTTTGTAATATTTCATACCTATTTAAAAAGCAATAAAATTGGTAAAAAGAATACTTCTTTCGTAAAAGTAAACTTTAAATATGTAGATGGTTACGAGTGGAAAAATATTAATAACCATACTTCAACAAAATTTGTAAACAACTAAACTAAAAGAAAAAATAATTAAAAAAACTTGGAACTTTTTAAAAACTCAATCGTAAAACTATACAAATAAAGGAATAAAATTATGAATATTAAACTTACACAAAGAGATAAACAGGAACTTAAAAAATGGTTCGAGGAACCTGTAAAGTATAAAGGACATACAATACAATTAACAAATTCAACGCTTAAAGAATATGAGCAATTTTGTAAACTAGCTGACGCTTATACAAAAAGACTAAAAACAAATAAAGGAATAAAATAATGAGAATATCACAATCAGATTTACAATATAAAATAGATACTATTAATGAGCTATTAGGCTATGATAAAAAGCCTTATAGCTCTAAGGATGGTAAGTTAAAAGCCAATAAAGGAACTTTTTACGTAGGACAAGCGTATGGTGGATATAGAATAGAGCAAATATGTAACGAGGGTGGAGGGTGTAAAGATATATCGTACAGAGGTACCAAAAAAGAATGTTATTTCTACGCTAAAGGAATTATTGAGGGCATTGAGCAAACTAATGATAAAATAAAATAATTTGGAACTTATTAAACAGGTAAACATATAATAAAAAAACAAAAGGAAACAATACTATGCAAGTAAAAGAAATAATAGAAATGCTTAAAAAAGACTACAAGCCGAATGATTCTTTAGTGATAGGTTGGTGGGACTACGAGGAGTTTAAAGACGATATAAAAGAAGAACTTTGGGATGATGTTGTTTGGGACGTATGCGATAAGTTAGATTATCCTAACGGACAAATTCATGAAATTATCTATGAAACATTACTAGAAGTAAAAGCAGAAAACAAGGAATAAACAATGAATGAATACGATAAAGAAAACTACGAGCTACAACAATACGCAGACTCTTTGGTGGAT